CTGAAGGTGGTGTAGGAGTAGTTGGTTATACAATAAAAGCATACTACAATAATATAGAAACAACAACCGGTTTAGTTTATTCCAGCGGTACTTTTACTTTTGAAAAAGATGCAACAACAGTAAACCAAGTAGTTATTGAAATAACATCTACAGCAACAGTAGATGATACAATTGAGGTTACTGTAGAGTGTCCTTCAGGAACATTGTTAAACGTTTATAGTGTGTGTTTAACAGACGCAGTTGATGCGGGTAAATTTATTCATAATGAAGCAAGTTGGTCGGATGGTTATTTATTTTCAAATGTTCAATCGGAATTAGTAACTTTTGGAACTGGTACAGGCGCGTTTGTTATTTCTCAATATAAACCAGTGGTAGGAAATCAAGGAGTGGGTATTATACCAACAGACAATTCGGTTATGACGATGGGTGTAAACAAAATTAAATTTGACGATTTTGTTTTTGATACAGCTAATAACTCCTTAGGGTTTGTAAGAAGCTCAACATTGTATCAAAATAATATTACTGACATAACTACATTAGTTGGTTTAGAAACAACTATTCCTATTAACAATTTAGGAGCTCCAGACAAATACACCGGTAGTTTTACAGTGCCAGCGGGAGGTAACCATTTGTATTTAATTTACGATTATAGAAATCCAAATAGAGTCACTCCAACTCCACCAACTCCAGCTGTTTATGACTTTACTAGGTATACTCAATGTCAAGGCCCTGATACTATAGTATTTAGAGCAGCAACAGGATACACTTTCCCAGCTGTTGCTAGATATGAGGGTGTGTGTTATCAAAAACAAACACTTGTTTCTGCAATATCAAGTATTGATATTCCAACAGGATCAGAGACTTTTGTGGATTGTCCAACTTGTGAGGCCGCACCACCTCCACCAACACCAGCTACTGCTCCATTGTTAACAACTAACAGCTCTACAAATGTTACATCTGTTTCTTTTACTGCTAACGGTAGTTTAGACACAGCAAACGGAACTGTAACGTCAAGAGGTTTTTATATAGGAACTAATTCTTCTTATGTAAGCAACACTCAGTATGCAGTAAGTGGAACAGCTTTAGGTAGTTTTAGTTATAATTTTGCAGGAGCAACACAAGGAACAACTTATTATGTAACTGCTTATGCAGTAAACGAACATGGAACAGGAGTTGGCTTGACAGTGTCAACAACTACAACAGCAGTAGCTTACGATTATATGGAATATAAAGGATGTACAGATTCAACGGTTACTCAAATATTTAGAAGTTTAACAACTATTCCTTTCCCACTTGTAATTAAATATAATGATGTTTGTTATCATGACTTTTCACCCACACCTACTCCTTCAAGTATAGATGTTCCTCCCACTCAATATGAGAGCTGTCCTCTGTGTGAAGAAACATTAGTGGATGATGACGATGATACTGGAGATGATGGGGGAACAGGTTTTGACACAGAAACATTTACAATACAGCTGTGTGATGGAACAGGCCCTTCTTATATTATAACTATAAACAATATTCCTTTAACTGGATCAGTTACAAAAAGTAGTTTTGTTGTTAACTCTTCGGTAAGGTTAAATGGTAATTATGGACAACCAGTTTCTACTTATCCAGAGTTTGATGGAGACGCTAATTATAAAATTACAGCGGTAGGTACAGCAAATCCTTTAGTAACACTAGCTTATGTGGCTTTTGTTGATGATTGTAGTGATTGGCCAACTGATGACCCGCCTCCACCACCTCAATTATATTATAGACTTATAGGTTGTGAAAAAGGCGAAGGCAATGGAGCTACCCCTCAAGATTGTTATCTTTTAACTGCAACCCAACCAAATGCAAATCAAAGATTTGTCGACGGAGCGTCCGGAGTGAATACTAATCAAGGAACTATTTATGATTTCTTTAGATATAGTGGTGATCAAGGATTGACTTATAATGGAGGTAGACTATGTACAAACATTCAACCTGTAGGAACAAGCACAGGATGTCCTCCTGTACCTACACCGACACCTGTAGGGCCAACGCCTACACCAACTACCATAGAAGTTTACTTCCAAGTAAAGGAATGTTATGCTTCAAGTAGCGCTACAACATATTATTATAAAGTTACAAACTGGGCAGGAGATCCAAACATGCCTGCGGATCAGTTACAAAATGTTCTTGATGCATTTATAGGTAGAGCTATGACAGTAAGCGGAGGTAATGACGACTCAAAATATTGGGAAATAGTAGGTGCAGATCAAACACAAGGATCTACTTATACAGTAACTTATGTACAAATCGAAAGTTCTTGTGCTGGGTTTGCCCCTGCGCCGACTCCAACGCCTACACCTATGTTAGTGCACCTTCGGGAACAACTTTCCCTAATGTATTAAAAATATCTGGTATTTGTTATCAATACTCAAGTCTCGGCGGAAGCTCGGGTGCTTTATATACAAACTATGATGATTTCACTACTTGTTTTGATTGTCAGCAAAGCGTACCATCACCGCCGCCGCCGACTCCACCTACCCCATCTTGTTTTGCTATAAACAATATGTCAACAGGAAGCTCTGCGACTTTAGCCTGTAATCCTTCTAGATACGAGACAATGTACTTTAATAATTCATCCTTCTGTCAAGCATCTAACTTCTTTAGAACTGACGCAAATTGTGGTACTTCAGTTGCTGACACTTATGTAAGTAATGGATCATATTATAGACAATGGTCTAGTGGTCAATTTGGGCCTTGTCTAATTTGTAACCAACAATAATTTTAATACCTTTATATAAATTAAATTATATATAATGTATGAATTACCTAATTTTCTTTCACACGAAGAATGTGATGAATTAATAAAACTCATAGATCAAAATCACCAAAGGTCTTCGGTTGTTGTAGGTGGAACGGATAGATCAGATATAACAGACCATAGGACTTCTAGCACAAGCAATTTAGCATCATCTCTACCTCCAGTCGGAGATATACATTCAAGAATAGCAGAATATTTAAACTTACCTCTTGAGAATGGAGAGTCATTGCAAGGCCAGCTTTATGAACCAGGGCAATATTTTAGACCACATAATGATTATTTTAGTGGGCCTGCATATAAAATGCATTGTTTAGCATCTGGAAACCGAACTCACACTTTAATGGTTTATCTAAATGATGATTTTACTGGAGGTGAAACTAACTTTCCTAAACTTCAACAAAGCGTAAAACCTGAAAAAGGAAAAGCTGTATGGTGGAAAAATATGCACGAAGGGCAAACCATAGATACTACTTTACATGAAGGAGTAGCAGTAGAGACAGGTAAAAAATACATCGTAACATCTTGGTGGAGAGAAAATAAATGGGATGGTGCTGGAGATTTAAATAAATACAATGAATATAAAAATCTTGAGCTTGTTGATAGAGACACAAATATTAAAGAAGTTGAGAAGCCTAATATTAAAAGTGAAATAGTTAAAGTTACATCTAATAAATCAACCAAAAACTTGCCTATACCAAGGCTTACAACAAATGGTTTTGAGCTAATTAAATGTCCACCTAAAATGTGGTCTTTAATAACCGAGTGTTATGACTTATTAAAAGATAAAGAAATAGAAGAGCAGTTTGAAGGAAAAGATAAATACGTGCCAGGTAACAGTAAATTATTAAACTTTGGATTATTACCAACTGTCAAAAAAATTCTTCATGAAGAGCTGCAAAAAACTCACGAAGATTTTTGTGGAAGAAAACTTGAGCCAACATATATATATGGCATTAGATCTTATGAATCTGGCTCTACTCTAACTGAGCACGTAGACAGAGTAGACACTCATCATATATCATCTATTATCATTGTAGATAAAGATTTAACTTGCGGCTGCCAAAACAGAAAATATGCAGATGATTGGCCGTTAGATATAAAAGGTCATGACGGAGAGTGGTATAAGGTATACGCACAACCTGGGGATATGATACTTTATGAATCGGCAGTATGTGAGCATGCACGTAAAGAAATATTTGGAGGAAAATACTTTAGAAACTTTTATATACACTACAAGCTTCAAGACTTGTAATAAAAACATAGCACCAATAATTTTCGTAAATTTGTACATAATAAAAAATTATGTCTGTCAACGCATGTAAAACATTTGAGTTAATATGTCCTGTTGAGTCTACACAAAAGTGTACTTGGGAGATAGGTTGTTGTTCTCAAGAGCAATCTGGTATAGAGGAGATTGATCTTCAACCTAATCAAAGAACTTTAGTATGTTTGGATGTAGACGGCGTTTATGGACAAGTTGTTGGCTCTCCTTATGCAAGATTAATTACGCCAGGTAATGGTTTACCAGCTCAAACGACTGATGAGGATTGTAACACTCAGTGTGGGGATCAAGACGTTACACCTATACCAACGCCTACACCTCCCACTCCTACGCCTACGCCTCCTATAACTCCGACGCCAACACCTACTCCATCTGTAGTTACGTGTCTACAAAGAGAAAACACTGTGACTTTTGGAGTTGTAAACGCAGCAAATGTGTATCAATTCAATGGTGCTTATGCGACTCCTTATGCCACAACAGTTGGAACATATATTTTAAAAGATATACCAGCTGCACATCCTATAGCTTTTCAAAACTTTAATTTAACTAACGTAATTACATACACAGGAACAAATGCAGTAGGGCCAAAAGTTGGGCTAGATGGAAACACATATACTTATTATTGGGGAGATGTAACTATTACAGTAGTAGGGGGATATGGAACTATAAGTTATGAGTGCTACTATCACGGGTATATGGGCGGGCAAAATAATTTGGTTTACAATGGAGATGTGTGTTCAGTACCTACTCCACCACCAACGCCACCAACGCCTCCAACGCCTCCAACGCCTAGCACAGTGCCTCCGATACCTTCGCCAATTACAACTAATTATACACTTACGTATAGTCAAAGTGTTAAAGGATGGCCATCTTTTTATTCTTTTGATCCTGATTTTATGGTAGGCATGAATAATTACTTATATTCATTTAAGGCTGGTAATTTATATCGACACAATACAAATGAGACTAGAAATAATTACTATGGTATACAATATAATTCACAAATAACAACTGTGTTCAATCAAAACCCTTTAGAGGCTAAAGTATTTAATAGTTTAAATTTAGAAGCAGATTCTCCATGGACGGTAAGTTTGGCTTCTGATATTCAAGAAAGAGGTTTTGTGGATTCTAGATGGTTTGATAAAAAAGAAGGTTCATATTTTGCGTATATAAGAAAAACAGGTACTACCCCTGCGTTTGCTGGAGAGTATGCATATAGATCAGCACAAGGTATAGGTAAAGCAACTTCATGGTCATTGGTAAACAATCTATTAACTATTAATTTTGCTGTTAATCCTGCTACTGATATTACCATGTTAAGTATAGGTGATTATATTTATTTTTCTGAAGGAGCCTATACGACTATAAGTTTTAGTGGACAAATAACTAATATAGAAGTTGATATAGCTAGTGGTATCAACCGATTATTTGTAAACACAAACTTTACACAAAGCATTATTATAGGTGAGTTGACGCCTTTTATATTAGGATTAAGAAATACAGAAGCAGAGGATGTTGGAATGTTAGGCCATGAAATGACTATAACTCTTGAAAATGCTAACACTACAGCTACTGAATTATTTGCTATAGAGTCGGAAGTTATGAAAAGCTTCCCGTAATTTTAGTATCTTTGTGAATAAATGAAATTTAATTTAAGAAAATTAGAAGAATCAGACTATAAACTACTGATACAATGGTGGGAACAATGGGGCTGGCAGGCGCCACCTCAAGAATTTTTACCAGAAAACGGCACAGGCGGTTTTATTGTTTCGACTGAAGAAACACCTTTGTGCGCGGGCTTTATTTATTTTAGCAATTCAAAAGTTGCTTGGATAGATTGGATCATATCAAATAAAGAATATGAAGATAAAGAATTAAAAAATGAAGCAGTTAAATATTTGCTGCACACTTTAACAAAAGTGGCGCAAGAAACAGGCTTCAAATTTGCTTATACTGTAACTAGCAATGAAGGTTTAATTAAGAGTTTTAAAGAAATGGGATACAATATAGGATACGAAAAGAATACAGACTTATTAATAAAATTATAATATGGGAGCAACTATAGCAACATTAGCAGCCACGGCCATACAAACAGTAGCTGGTTTCAAACAATCTGCAGACTCACAAAGAACAGCACGGGCAGCAGAAGCTGACGCAAACCTTAAATTTCAAAAAGCTGAACAAGAGTTAAGTAAAAATTACATAAAAGCAGTGTCTTTGGCTAAAGAGCCTTTTGAAGAACAGACAAAACTTTTAGAAACAATTGGTACTACTCGACTGCAGGCTATACAAGAAGGAGACCAAAGGGGCGCGCTAGCTGCAGGTGGAATTGGTGCAGATCTTCAAGCCTTGAGTAACCAACAAAGAGCAGCCAAATCACAAGCTATACAAGAATTAAATTTACTTACTGCTCAAGAAGATGCTAGGTTAGCTGGCGCAAGAGCTGGTATAAATTTAGATTACGCAAAAGGCGCTCAAGAAAAAGCGGCAGAAAACAGAATGTTAGCCACAGCTGCTCAGCAACAGGGATTAGAAGGTTTAGCCGCATTTACAGCAGAAGGAATTCTTAACTTGCCTAATTTATTTGGAGGAAAAGAAAGGGATACAAGCTTGGATGGTGTCGATCTGTTTGAAAAAATGGAAACTCCCAATTTGTTTATGGAGAAATATAAAAACCCAGGTGATTTTACGGCATTTACGAGTTTAACTCTTGATCCAAACGATTAAATTATGTCATACGGATACGTTAGAAATGAAGATATAAAACCAGTAGACTGGAGCAGTATAACTAAAATAATTACTGACAGGTTTGCTAAGGCTGAGAAAGAAGAAAAAGAGAGGGAAACCACTGTCTCAGTAGGTGATAAAACTGTAGCTGATTTAGCTGCTAAATTACCGTATGGTCAAAGTCAAGGGCAAAATGAATTTCTTTCACAAATGTCAGATGCTTTAAAAAAAGCAGGCGTGAGAAACGCAGAGCGATATGCCGAAGATCAAAATAGTCAATTGTATTTGAGAAATACAAACGCCATGAATACTGAGATTAGTAATTTTATAGATGCAGGAGCTATATATAATGAAAGAGTTGGAAAGTATTATGACGCATTAAATAAAGGTGAGACAGGCATGTTAGATGCAATATTGTTTGATAGAATACAAGATGGTTTTGATTTTAGAAATAAAACCCCTTTTATAGATGAAAACTATAACACTTTTATTTTAACAAAAAATGATGATGGGACTATCAGTATGGAGGACAACCCAGGGAAAATATTTAATTCAAGCGATTTAGCAATTTTATCTCAAAGACCTTTTTCTACATTTGATATTATTGCACAAACACAAAACGCGGTTAAAATATTAGGTGATGCTTCAGATATAAAACTAGCAGATGGGACTGTAGTATCGGGTATTGCTATAGCAGGTAATCCAAAACTACAAGAGACCCTAGGCGTGCGTTATGATCAAGATGTAGCAAGTGCTATTTCAAGCTCAAAAGAAGATTATTTAAACGCCGCTACTCAAATACCTTCAAATGTATATGAAATACTTTTACAAAGTGGTTATACTCATACATTTAATCCAAAAGAACAGAGTGATACAGTAATGCTTATTAATGGAGATGGAAGCATGCCTACTGATTCAAAATTTTACACCGAATATGTGGAGGCTGCTAAAAGAAAATTAGGTCAAGCTTTTGATAGTCAATTATCTGTAAGTTATGCAGAAGCTCCAGAAGAAGATGAAAAAGATAAAGTAATAGATCAATTAAGAGAGAGGGGAGTAGAGTTAGATAATATTTATAAAGGACTGAGAAACGTTTTATTTCAAGCGGAAAACATTAGAGGTGAAGGAGACGACGCCCAAGTAATTACTGATAAAGATAAACAACGAGAAGCAGCAGCAGATGTTTTTGAATATGTTTATAACCAATTCCCAATTAACAATGCAGCTGGATTAATAACTTATAATGATTTACAAAAAGGTTTAGGTGCAGTAGGTTTAACTTTGAATACGGATAGTGATGATTACGCAGACTTAATAAATACAGACGGACCTAAGACTATAGAGGTTACGATAAGACAAACGGGTGGAAACCCAGTGCCTCTTACTATTGATAACTTCGATCAAGAGGGTCTGGTTTCATTAATAAACCAGTTATTTACATCGCAGATAATAGATGAAAATGCTATTTTAAGAGTAAGTCAAAACGCAGGTTTACTAGATGAACTTGGAGTTATGAAACCAAGAAATTAATGGAGGAAATAATATACATAACACCCAATGGAACAGAGGTTGATGAAGCTACCTTAAGAGATAAGTATGGAGAAAGATTTGAAAATCTAGTAGCAAACGGAACTTTTAAAAAAAAAAACGAAGTTCCCACTTTTACGGAATCAAAATCGGAAGAATCGCCATCGGGCTTTATGTCTTACCTACAAAGACCAAAATTACCGCGTAGCTCTTATTTAAAACGAGACCCCAATAATCCTAACGAAGTTACATTTGTAGTACCCACCGCTAAAGAAATAAGAAAAGGTAGGGTTAGAGAAGGGTTTGTCGGCGAGATAGATGAAACACTAATTGATTTTATTGATAAAGCGGACGCTGGTACAAAACGTATTACCTCTGGTATTTTAAGAGTTCCCACTTTTGTAAAGGAGTTTTTAGCGTCTGGACGAGCTATCTTTGATGAAAAATATGCAGAAGAATTAAATGAATTACCTTTTGAAGAAAGGCAAGAGCGTTTTGATTTTTTAGGTGCAGCCAACAGATCTGATCAGTTATTAAAAGAAGCTGAAGATATTGAAGCTACAATGGATAAATATGAAAATTCTATTGCAGAAGATTTTGGTGCTTTTAGAATTGGACAAGGTTTGCAAAGATTAGTTGGTGAAATTGGAGGTGCAATTCCAAGTTTAGCTCTAGTGTTAAGCAATCCTTTTGGATTTGCAGCATTAGGTGCAGGTACAGCTGCAGATAAATCAAGACAAATACAAAAAGCAGGGGGTGATTTAAATTTTAAAAACACAGCCAATGCTTTAGGAACAGGTGTTGCAGAGGCAGCTTTTGAATTAGTAACAAAGGGAATGGGTAAAAGAGTTTACAAAGCTCTTAATGGTATGCCTAAAGACCAAGCTAAATTAGCTTTAGAAAATATGGCTGTAGAATTTGCTAAAGGTTTTGGACTTGAAGGTGCTTCAGAAACTTTAACTTTAGGAACAGAAGAAGTATTAGATGCTTTGTTGTTAGAAGATGAAGAAAAATTTCAAGCTTCACTCTATGATTATTTAGACACATTTATTATAGGTGGTGCTGTTGGAGGCCCTCTTAGATCAGCGCCAGTAGGATTTGCTAGAGTTGTTCAAAAAAGAGAGAAAGAAAACTTAGATAGAGTTATTGAGGGTACAAAATATAAAGACGCTGTTGATGCTTTTAATAAAGAAAAGGGAGACTTTGTTGTAGAAATAGACCAGCTTCCTCTAGTTGATCTTCCTTTTACATCTGTTGCAGTTAAAGGAACAGTTGAAAACCAAGTGCAAAGAGGTGAAATTACCCAAGAACAAGCAGATCAAATAATTAACAACTATGATACTTCAGTTGCTACTTTTAATAAAGTAACCGATTTAAATTTAAATGAAGAGCAGACTAATGAAGCTTTAAAATTAGTTCAAAGAAAAACAGAATTACAAAAGTTAGTAGAAGGAAAAGATGAAGCTATAGCAAAAAAAGAATATGATGAGATAGCTGCTATAAATGATAGGTTAGAACAAATAAGTAAAAGCAGTG